TGTTAGGTTTTGTATTTTCTACAACAGGATTCGCTATTGCCGCCGCAGCATTACTTATCTATAAATTCTGGAATCCAATCAAAGCCTTTTTCGGCGGAGTTTGGGAGGGATTAAAATCAGGTCTCGCCCCTGTCCTTGAAAAATTCCAACCGCTAGGCACCGCATTTGGTGTGGTCGTTGGATGGATTGAAAAAGCCGTGAAATGGTTTACTGATTTATTGTCTCCAGTACAAAGTACCAAGGAAGATTTAGATGCTGCAGCCAGTGCAGGTAAAAAATTTGGCGAAGGGTTATCAGCAGGTATTGATTTGGCTCTCAAACCATTACAGCTACTCATGGATGGCATTAAATGGGTAATCGATAATATGCCAGGTATTCAAGCAGGAACAAAAATTGTTGAAAATGCCAAACAATCAAGAAATGAAGAAACAAATAAGGTTATCAAATCAGGAAGTATAACTGAAAGAACACTCGATGCACTTTCTGATTCGAATATGTATTCTTCAGGCGGCTACACTGGCAATGGCGGCAAATATGAACCCATGGGCATTGTCCACGGTGGCGAATACGTGATGACCAAAGAAGCCACATCACGCCTTGGCATCAATACACTCAATGCGCTTAATTACGGCAAAAGAGCACTTATTGCGGGTGGTTTGGGTATCAGCGTTGCAACTGCCGCTCCTGTGCAAGTGGATACTCGTGCGCCCATTTCTGCTCGTCCAGTGATGACTCAATCCAGCCAACCAATGAGCGTAAATATCACCATCAATGCCGCACAAGGAATGGACGAACGAGCCATAGCACAACAAGTGGCAAAAGAAATACAACGCATCGAAAACCAACGCCAAGCAAGGGCTAGAAGTTCAATGTGGGACAGAACATAATAAAAGGGCGAAAGCCCTTTTTTGTTACCTATTATTCCACACGCTCCCCCACTCGCCACATCACACAATATTGCCAACAATAAGGCATTTTCTTTAACTGTGAATGCCTATGTCTGCCGAATTACAACGAAAACTAGACAACATTATCCGCTTTGGGGTGATCGCTGAAGTAAATCACGCCACCGCACGTGCTCGCGTAAAGAGCGGTGATATTCTCACAGAGTTTTTACCATTCGTTACATTTCGTGCGGGCACAACTAAAACATGGTCGCCGCCTACGGTGGGCGAACAATGTGTGATGTTATCAGTTAGCGGTGAATTTACCACTGCCTGCATATTAGTTGGGCTTTACACACAAAACAGCCCTAGCCATTCAGCCGACGAACACGTTATCGAATTTGCTGACGGTGCCAAAATTACTTACAACCAATCAAATGGCGCATTGGTTGTGACAGGTATCAAAACCGCCAGTATTACTGCCGCTAATCAAATTGATATTGACTGCCCTACTATCAATATCAAAGGCAATGTGAATATTGACGGTTCTTTATCAACCACAGGCACAAGCACCACAAAAGGCAATATCAGCACACAAGGCAGTGTGACCGCAAGCGGTGATATTAAAGGTGGCGCAATTAGTTTACAAAACCACGTCCACCTTGAACAAGGCGATGGCCAACGAACCTCTAACGCAAAGGCATAGCATGAATCGATACACTGGCGAAACATTAAAAAAAGAAAGCGACCATATTAAACAATCCATTGCCGATATTTTGCTAACCCCTGTTGGCTCGCGCATTCAGCGGCGTGAATATGGCAGTTTAATCCCAATGCTAATAGACCGCCCAATCAGCCACACATTGTTATTACAACTGGCAGCTTGTGCCGTCACCGCAATTAATCGTTGGGAACCACGCGTACAGATCACACAATTTAAACCTGAATTGGTTGACGGTGGCATTGTGGCAAGTTATGTCGCACGCAGTCGTAAAGATAACCAAGAAATGCGCAACGAAAAACTATTTTTAGGACATAAACAATGAGCGAATTAGTCGATTTATCAAAACTAGATGCACCGAAAGTGCTAGAAGATTTAGATTTTGAAAGTTTGCTCGCAGACAGAAAAGCGGAATTTATCGCACTTTTCCCACAAGATGAAAGAGCAATTTGGCAAGCGCGATTAAGTTTAGAAAGTGAGCCAATCACGAAATTATTACAAGAAGTGGTTTATCTACAGCTGATGGAAAGAAACCGCATCAATAATGCGGCAAAAGCCACAATGTTAGCCTATGCAAGCGGTTCAGATTTAGATGTGATTTCCGCCAATTACAATGTGAAAAGACAAGTCATTCAAGAGGCGAATAATAATGTTACACCTAAAATCCCCCAAATTTTAGAAGATGACACCTCATTGAGATTGCGTACGCAATTAGCCTTTGAGGGGCTTTCTGTGGCGGGCCCTCGCTCTGCTTATATCTTCCACGCGCTCTCTGCACACCCCGATGTTGCAGATGTGTCTGTGGTATCACCACAGCCAGCCAATGTCACCGTCACGATTTTAAGCCGTAATGGTCAAGGCGAGGCTGATGAAAGCCTTTTAAATGTAGTTAGAGCAAAACTCAACGATGATGACATCCGCCCTATTGGCGACCGCGTTATCGTACAAAGTGCGGTGATCCAATCCTACGAAATCCGCGCCAAATTACATCTTTATCGTGGCCCTGAATACGAGCCAATCAAAGCGGCTGCTCTAAAAAAATTGACGGCTTACACCAAAGAAAAACACCGTTTAGGGCGAGACATTAGTCTATCGGGTATTTATGCCGCATTACACTTGGAAGGGGTACAACGGGTAGAGCTTATCTCGCCTACCGCCGACATTGTGCTACCAAGCTCAAAATCAGCCTACTGCACGGCAATTAATTTGGAGATCGTGACAAGTGATGATTACTAATCATTTACTGCCGATAGGCTCAACTCCATTAGAAAAACGTGCGGCAGAAATTCTAAAAAGTGCGGTAGAAAATCCCATTGTTATTGCAGATTTAATCAACCCTGAACGCTGCCCCGCCGAATTACTCCCTTATTTAGCTTGGGCGGTCTCGGTGGATAAATGGGATGAAAACTGGACAGAAGAAGTTAAACGCATTGCGATCAAACAATCTTATTTTGTACACAAACACAAAGGCACAATTGGCGCAGTAAAACGTGTGGTTGAGCCAATAGGCTATCTCATTGAACTGAAAGAATGGTTTCAAACGAATCCGCAAGGCACACCAGGAACATTTAGCTTAACCGTAGAAGTGTCTGAAAGTGGCTTGAATGAACAAACCTATAACGAACTAGTGCGGCTTATTAACGATGTAAAACCCGTCTCAAGACATCTCAATCAGCTCGCTATCGCAATCTCACCAACAGGGGCACTCAGAACCTTTATTGGTCAACAATGTGGTGAAATCATCACAGTATATCCACAATAGGAATATTTATGGCATCACAATATTTTGCAATATTAACCGACTACGGAACACGTGCTATCGCGCACGCATTAAGCCAAGGGCAACCATTACAACTCACCCAATTTGCTGTGGGTGATGGCAATGGGCAGGCTGTTACTCCAACGGCAAGTGCCACAGCGCTCGTACATCAAACGCATATTGCGCCTGTAAGCGCCGTTTCTCTCGACCCTCGCAATAATAAACAAGTGATTGTTGAATTAACCATCCCAGAAAATATCGGTGGTTTTTACATCCGAGAAATGGGCGTATTTGACTCACAAAACAAACTCATTGCCTATGCAAACTGCCCTGAAAGTTTTAAACCGACAGAAAGTAGCGGCAGTGGTAAAGTCCAAGTATTACGGATGATTTTAAAAGTAGAATCCTCTAGTGCAGTGACCTTATCCATCGATCACAGTGTGATTTTTATCACCCGCCAACAAATGGCACCAAAAACCATTACTGCCACAACTCAAAATGGATTTGATGAAACCGGACACAGCCACGAAATAGCCAAGGCAAGCACCACACAACAAGGGATAACCCAACTCTATTCGGGATATGAGTCGGAATCCGAAGATATGGCTGCCACCCCGAAATCGATTAAGTTACTCAAAGCATTTATCGATGCGCTTACACGCAATTTCACTAACTACATCCCAAACAGCAAAAAATCCTCTGTAGTAAATAGCAATAGTGCAGACACCGTCGCAACCAGTGAAGCGGTTAAAACAGCTTATGACCTTGCCAATAGCAAACAATCCCCAGCCACAACCTTAGCGGGCTATGGTATAGGTGATCTTAAAATCCAAAGTTTTGCAGGTGATATTAACACCCTTAAAATCGATGGTATTTATGCGATTACTCAAGCAGGACGCTCGCAAAATCTACCCGTATCAACGAGTTGTCACATCCAAGTGATTGCTGGCGGTGATGGCTCTTGGTGTCGCCAATTGGCTTATGTGGCGTACAGCACAGATATGTACGAGCGACATCAGACAAGTTATCAGACAGATAGTTGGTCGGCTTGGAAAAAACTTAATACCGATGGCATCCCTATTGGTGCGGTGGTGTCATTCCCCCGCGCGGTAACAAACCCTGTTGGTTTCCTGAAAGCCAATGGTACGACATTTAATCAACAAACATTCCCTGATTTGTATCAGGTGTTAGGCAACAGCAACCAACTCCCTGATTTAACCCGTAGCGATGTGGGCATGACCGCTTATTTTGCCGTGGATAACATCCCTAACGGCTGGATTGCCTTTGATGAGATTGCCACACAAGTTACCGAGCAACGTTACCCTGAGTTATATCGTCACTTAGTCGGCAAATATGGCTCAATTAATAGTGTACCTAAAGTAGCAGATAGATTTTTGCGTAATGCGGGAAATGGGCTATCTGTGGGGCAAACGCAAGAGGATGCAATCCGTAATATTACTGGTAAGTTTGGACCTGTAGATGGGGGCGGTAGACATACAGGGGCATTCAAGCAAGAGGAATCGTTTGGTTATGGTGCAACATTGGGAGATTCTAGATGGTGGGTTTCATTCGATGCTTCCCGCGTTGTCCCTATCGCAAATGAGAATCGTCCAAAATCGCTTATTTTGAAATTATGCATCAAAGCCATTAATAGTCTTGATGATGTAGTCTTTTGGATTAAATCCCATGGTGAGATAACTAATGCTGGTGCGCTTGATGCGGGGCGATTAGCGCAAGGATTACAAGACAAAGCTGACCGTAATCATACGCACACGGCTAGTCAGATTACTGATTTTAATCAGGCCACCTCTCAAATTATTAATGCTGCAATTACCTATCAAAAAATCGGCGATTTTGAAATTCGGAAATATCCAGATGGGACGATGATACAAACTTGTCGCAAGCATATGTTAACTGGCGATTACAGCAAAGTTAATTTTAATTGGGCAGTCGCATTCGTAGAAATGCCGATTTTGACCGCAACAGCTCAGTATTACAACAGTGTTGGCGACCACGATACTATTATTACATTTGTGCAAGGCACTAGTAACAGCGCATGCCACTTAGTGTGCGGTGAAACGTACAATAATAACGGCGAAATTGCTTACGTAAATATCATCGCAATTGGGAGATGGAAATAATGACAATCTATTACAAAAACGGCTTTTTTGATGACGCAGAAGGTGGTTTTGTACCTGAAAGTGCGGTGAAAATTAGCCAAGATAAATATATTGAGCTACTTAATGGACAAGCTCAAGGAAAACAAATCATCGCAGATAAAACAGGCAATCCTGTATTAATAGACCCACAACCCAGTGCGGCGCACGAGTTAAATCTTGATATGCTCACGTGGGAAATTTCAGCTGAAAAACAAACCGCACTTTTTGCAC